TATATTCCAATAACTTGTATTACATCGGTAGAATGTATTCATATAATATGTATATTAAAAAGAAAGGAATCATATGTAGTAGAGAAGGTATATTACAATATATGAATGAATGCTGTAAAGTCTTTCCTAAAAATGATATACTTACTCAGTTAAAAATATTTCAAATATTGTTAGACAAGAATATGGATTATTCGAATATAGACGAATATAATACAAAATTTGAAAAAGATAAATTCGATTTAATAAATGGATCGAATAAATCTCTTGTAGACAATGATATGGTAAAAATAAACACAGAACAAATAAAGCAAACGAAAGGATACGATGACTTAACAGATGATTTTAAGGAATTCATAGAAAATGAAAATGGGAAGGATAGCTTATTCCATGTTAAAGTACTTCAAATATATGTTATAAACTTCAAAGCATATTATGTTGCATTAAAAGAAGTTCCAAGCTATAGATTCATACAAACAGATTTAATAAAAGTAATTAAATAAAAAAAACAATTAATTTAAACAAACACAAGGAGGAACAAATGGCGTATAATTCAAGATTTAATTTTAAAGGTAGTGTGGTAATTCCAAAGAAGAGCATGAATAATGGTACTTTTGCAAGAAAGTGGTTTGGTGGTACAAATAATGATCTTGCTATGATTTCACTTAATTTCGGAGTAAAGGTGGGAGAACACAACATAGGATTTGTAGAATTATTTGGAATGAAAACACCGACTGTATATACAGCAAATGTAGACGGTGAGACATTAGAGGTTCCAAGAGAACAGGTAAATGAGCCATCAATTATAGAAAGTGTTGTTCAATATAAGAAAATTATTATCGATCTTGGTTCTGAATTAGGTGGACGAAAAGAATTTATAAATGAATATGAGGCAGCTGATTTCTTAGATAAAAACTTACCTAAATGTCAGAGTAAAGTTAGAGTTACAGGAGACTTTATGAAACAACCAAGCAAAGGAAAGATGTACAATAAATTTATAATTAAACATATCTATGCACTTAAAGAAGAAGATACTACAAAAGATCAATTGAGCCTTACATTAGATTTATTCTACGATAAAGATTCTGTAGATAGAGCCGATTATAAAACAGAAAAGAAAATATACATCTCGGCTTATGTTGAACAGTTCTTTAGAAAGAATGAACTAGGAGAGAAGAAAGGCAGAAAAATGTTTGTAAAACAAGATGTCGTATTCTCAGCAGCTAATTATAAAGAAGATAATGAAAGACATCAGAACTTATTAGCATACAAATTAAAATATATTGATATCAAAGATAAGAAAAAAGTACATATTCCTTGGGAATGTATGTTGGTTAATGGTGCTGAAGAGGTTGAGTTCAATGAAAGTATGCTTACTTCAAATCAAAAAGAACAAATTGAATTGGGCATTAAAACTATAGAGGACTTCACACCAAAAGAGAATGCAGTATCATCTAAGATAACTGAAATTAGATTAAAAGATCCACTATTGCAGGGGGATTACGTCAATGGTATGGTTTCATCTGACTATACTACTAGTGAGTTCGATGAAGATATATTTAGTATTAAAAGAGCCGAATCTTTAAAAGAAGTTCTTTCAAATGAAAAGGCTGCTCCAAAAAAAGAAAAGGTATCTGCCGCAGAAGAGGTTTCAGCTGCAGAACAAGTTGCTGTATTTGAAGAACTAAACGATACAAAAGATGATGATGACTTATTTTAATAAATTATAAAAACAACCAAATATTAACTATAAAACAAAGGAGAATTAAATGAGAAAATATGGTAAAAAGAACGTAGTAAAATTAGATCCATCAAGATACAATATTGGGTTAATCGGTGAATCAGGTATTGGTAAGTCCACAATAGTAAAAGAGATTTGTGAGAAAATGGTTGGAGTTGAAGGTTATATCGCCTTCGACATCGGCAAAGAAGATGGTCATGGTGCTATTCAAGGAATCGTAACACAAGCGGTTCCAACTTGGGAAGTTTTCTCAGATGTTATAGATGATATCATTGAGAATAAAGAAGAGGACTATAAAGACTTGAAAATGGTTATTATTGATACATATGACCAATTACTTGTCCTAGCAGAAAAAGAAGTGATTAGATTACACAATAAAACAAATCCGGAAAGCAAAGTTACTAGTATTAAGGCAGCGTTTGGTGGATTCCAAGCAGGAGAAGATAAGGCTCTTGAATTAACTCTTGATAAATTATGGGAGTTAAAAGAAGTTGGAGTTCAATTCTTTGTAATAGGACATACCAAACGAAAGGAAATCGAAGATAGTGTTAGTGGTCAAGTATATACTATGCTTACAACCAATATGCCTCAGAAATATTTCACAGGAATTAAGACTAAGTTGCATTTCTTAGCCGTTGCTTCAATAGATAGAGAAGTCGTTAAAAGGAAATCAGACAAAAAAGGACTTAAAGGCAAGGATATTATGATAGGTAAGGCTGTATCCGAAATAAGAACTATCAACTTCAGAGATGACAATTATTCAATAGATTCTAAATCAAGATTTGCTACGATTGAGAATAAGATTGAGTTTGATCCTGATGAATTTATTAGAGTTATACAGGAAGCTATAAACACTGAGTATGAAAAAGATGGTAAAATTACAGCAAAGGCAATTAAAGACCAGACAAACGAATCTGAAAAAGTTGCAACCGAGGCTCTGAAAAAGAAAAAACGAGAGATCGAAGAGAGCAATTCTGAAGAAGAGAAGGAAGCTTTATTAGGTGTAATTTCAAATAAATTCGGTACACTAGACAGTACAAAAAAAGAAACACTAAAAGAGATGTTAGCAAAGAGTGGTTGTGGGAAATTCTCAGATGAAGAAATGCCATTAAGTACTCTTCAAGAAATGATTGCATTAATAGAAACAAAACCAGAATAATATAGGCAGTAGAAATACAAAAAATATAATCAATAAATTAAAAAACAAAAAGGAGGTTCTCATGCCAAGAAGAGTTAAATGTCAAGCGACCGGCGAATATGGAACCTCTGATTTTTTTATAAAAATCGGGGGCAAATACTATAAATCACAAGAAATATACGATGAAAACGAAAGAAAAAAGAAGGAAAGAAATAAGACATTTGGATACTTTAAATATAATTTTTTAAAATTAGATAAGAAACAACACCTACCGACTATAGTATACAAGGAAGTGAATAATATTAATTCATATGGCTTTGACATTATAAACGCTACCATAGAAGAGAATATGGACTCTATTATGTATGCTCTATCTCATAAAGATTTTAACTCAGAAGTCGGCAAAGTTCGATATGTTATGGCTATTATAAAAAATAATATAAATGATATATATAAAAAAGAGCAACGATTAAATAAATCATCTCTTGAGAGCAGATGCAAGGTAGAACAAGGTGCAATTACTGAAGAAGAAATTGCAATAGAAGATAAGCCTATATTAGTAAAACCTAAAAGGGATATCAGAGCGTGGTTGGAGGATGATGAAGATTAATGACAAAGAAAAGAAGAGTGCCAGATGAACTTATGGCAAACAGACAACAGCTAGAATGTAATTTCATATTTTCTTTATGGCAAGATATGGCTGACATTGATGCCTATAAATCAATTGTAAATGGAACAGATATAATAACAGAAGATGGTATGTTCTATTATGGAATATTAACTCAGTTAAATAAATTAGGCTATACTGTAATAGACGAAGCCACTTTAAGTGTATTTTTGGCCGATAAGAAAGCACTTAAAGATGGGTTTGATAATAGGGGCGGGGTTAAAACTATACAAGAAATAACGTCTCTTATAGATATAAACAATAAAGAAGGATACCATGATGCACTAGTTAAAAGTACAGCCTTAATAAATCTTCATAAAATGGGATTTGGGATCGATTTAAAAAAGGTCAGCCAGATGACTTCAAATGAAGTTTATGATTATTATACATATAAATTAAATAGCATTTTTGTAGACAAAATACAAAAGGTAAACACAGAATGCCTTTCAGATGGATACGAGCCTTATATAGACGAATGGGACAAAGGTGTTATGGTAGGAACAAAAATAGGATATCCTATTTTAAATTATAGATTATCGGGTGTACATAAGAAGAATCTATTACTACATATGGCACATATCGGAAATGGTAAAACTACATCTGCTATATTATTTTATATATTACCTGCAATAGCTGCGGGTGAAAATGTATGCATTATGGCAAACGAGCAAGATGTGCAGGAGTTTAGACAAATGATATTGGCTTCTGTGTTATTTAATAAAATTAAATATAGGGGAATGGATAGACAGAAATTTGTAAGAGGGCATTTTTCAACAGAACAGAGAGATGCTATGATGATGGCGGCTGATTGGTTAAAAAAACAACCTGGGAAGATAGAATATGTAGAATTAACAGATTATGCCATTACAACAGTAAGGAAAGTAATAAGGAAATATAGTAAATTAGGCTTTGATTTATTTGTTTTTGATACCCTAAAGCCTGAAACTGAAAGTTCAGACAGGGCATGGGCGGAATTTAGTGAAACGGCAAAAGAGCTTTTCTTGTTAGCAAAGACTGAAGAAGTTCCTATTATTGCAACGGCTCAGTTATCAGGCGAATCGAATTCTAGACGATTTTTGGACATGTCGTCTATTGGTAAATCTAAGGCCATTGGAGAAACGGCTACTCAGGTTGTAATGTTTCGTTCTATGAGCTCAGATGAAAAAAGCAAATTATTCGTGTATTCGTACAAGAAAGATTCAGATGGGAAATACATAAAAGACCAAATAGTATTAGACCCTGAGAGAGAGTATATAATACTATTTACCCCAAAAAATAGATTTGGAAGTACTGGCCCACAGATAGTATATGAAAGGAATTTGTCGTTCAATACTATGTATGAGATAGGATATACCGTAGTTGAATACGATGGATTCAAGGTTAGATAAGGCGAGGAGGAGATGTTTTGAATTTATCGAAAGTAAGTGATTATCTGCAGAATAATCCAGAATCAATCGTAGATGTACTTGAAAGTATAGGGTTTGCTAATATTTCATTCAAAAAAAATATAAGCGAGATTAGATGCTCTGTTGATGCTATGAGTAATAAAACATCCGTAAAGATTAATACACAAACATTATCCTATGTTTGTTTCTCTACAGGAGACAATGGAAATATATATACAGCGGTTATGCAGAAAACTGACTGTAGCTTTCCGAAGAGCATCGAGTATATTGTAAATATATTAAACTTAGATAAAGACCAATATGCAGGTGGTATTGTAAATTATCCATTTCTTGGGTTCTACAAAGAGTTTCTAGACAATGAAAACTTTGAAGGAATACCAAATGATATACTCGATATCAATACATTAACGAATTATTCAAATAACCCAAATATGATGTTTTTAGAAGACGGAATAGATTTAAAGACACAAGAATATTTTTCATTGGGATATGATTGGGATACCGACAGAATTACAATTCCACAATGGAACACAGATGGGGAACTAGTCGGAATTATGGGAAGGTTAAATTCTACCGATTGCGAACATGGGGAAAGATGGCTACCTATAATTCCTTGCTCTAGGACAATGACATTATATGGATTCCATTATAATTATAAAGACATTCAACAAGCCGACAAATGCATCATATTCGAATCCGAAAAAAGTGTTATGCAGACAAAGGCTATGGGTATAAATATAGGCCTTGCAACTTGTGGAAACCATATTTCAGTAGCACAAACAAAGTATATTAAAGAATTGATGGTATCCGAAATTATATTAGCGTATGATGAAGGATTATCGGAACTACAATTAATAGATGCCTGTAAAAAAGTACTTTCAGACAACCCTATTTATCATAATAGGGTTGGGTATATTTACGACGAAGAAAATGAAATAATAGAAAAGGGAAGTAAAGCTTCACCTAGCGATTTAGGTGTTGAAAAATTAAATCAACTATTAGAAAAGAAAGTAAGGTGGGTACAATAGGTAATAGAGAGAAACAGCAAGAGCTAACAGACCTAAGAGCTCAAAATAAAAAAATATATTCATTTAGTAAATTAGGCACAATGGATCAATGTCCATATAGTGCTTATCTAAGTTATGTAAAGAAAGAAAGAGGAGAGGGTAATATATATAGTTATCTTGGAGGAATTGCACATGATAGATTAGAAGGAATGATGAATGGCGAATCATTCGAACTATCATTCCCTGAGCTAATTAAAAGCGAAGTAGAAAATGCCAAAGCACTTAATATGAAATTTCCAAAAGGAAGATATGATCCCAACAGTATAGAAAAAAGTTGGGTAGCCGATATGATGGATTTTTCAAAGAATTTTATAGTTCCAAATGGTAGGTTTGACACAGAACAATTCTTATTATATAAAATTGACGAAGACCATTATCTTCAGGGATATATAGATTTAGTCAAATACGAAAAAGATGGCTCTGTTTCAATTTATGATTGGAAGACCTCTTCAGAATATGTAGGAGACGCACTAACTCATGGTGGAAGACAGCTAATTATGTATGGCATGGCGTTACAAAAGCAGGGATATAAGATTAAGAATTTAGCTTGGGTATTTCTAAAGTATGCTCAGATAGATTTCGTTGGATTTCCAAGATCTAATTCAAAAACTAAAAAGGCAATAACAAAGATTTCAAAGCGAGGTGCTATAGTAAAAACGCTACTACCATTTATTCAGTCAGAACTTAGATATCTTAAATATGATGATATTGAAATAGAATATTACAAAAAACAATTATATGCAGATAATACACTAGATTGTTTACCTGATGAAGTAAAAGATATGTTCGATATAAATCCATATGTTCTTAAATATGATTTCACACTTGAAAGACAACATGAAACATTAGAGTATATGAATAATATGATACAATTATTCGAAACAAAAGGTGAGAACGAAGCTGAATGGCCGGCTAAAGAT